GCGAACATTACAGGCATGTCCGCAGACAATTATGATCGTCTCGGCGCCGTGATCGTTGATCTTGGCAATAACTTTGCAACGACCGAATCTGAGATCACGCAGATGGGTACGCGCCTTGCCTCTGGCGGCAAGCTGGCCGGATTGACAGAGCCGCAGATCATGGCGCTCGCCGCAGCAATGTCCTCCGTCGGCATCGAGGCCGAAGCTGGCGGTACGGCCATGACGCAGACGCTCAACGCCATCGAAAAGGCTGTTGCAACCGGCGAGGATTCCTTACAGAGCTTCGCAGATGTCGCGGGAATGTCTGCGGATTCGTTCGCGGAAATGTGGAATACGGACGCGCTGGGCGCTCTGACAGCGTTTATCCGCGGGCTTGGCAATCTGGACGAACAGGGCAAAAGCGCCGTTCTGGTGCTGGAAGACCTCGGCCTTACCGGCATTCGCCAGAGCAATATGCTCAAATCCCTCGCTCTGGCAGCAGACCAGATGGACAGCGCCGTACAGACGGCAAATACCGCGTGGGATGAGAATATCGCTCTGACGAACGAAGCCAACAAGCGATACGCCACCACGCAATCCAAGCTGGATATGATGCAGAACGCCTACAACAACCTCAAGGTTGCCGTAGGCGATGCTTTTACCCCGGCGCTGCGCGATGCCTACGACGCCGGTACGGACGTGCTGAATGTCCTCGGCGAGTTTGTGCAGGAGAATCCTGCGCTCGTCAAGGG